CACCCTCGACCATCCCGGAGGTACGGCTGCCCAGTTCATCCTAGAAGGGTCTTCAGGAAGACCATTCTCCGAAGGGAGCTCGGCGTACCAACATTCTCTCCTCCACAGGCCGGCCCTATGGAGAGACTCCACACACGCGGGGATTCCCAATCCACGCACCACACTCCTTCCCGAGCGACGGATCTCTTTGCCCCTCCACCGGAGAAATAGGGTCCTAGCGACTATAAGCTGCTCGCCCACATAACCCCGACAGAAACGGCGCAGGGCGCCACCAAGTCCGGAGAGTGATTCGACAGGCTTCACAAGGCCACCTGTCCGCAGAACAGGAATAAGGGTTGGAGCGTGCCCGCGGACGGATCGGAAGAACGACGAATTGATAGAGAATTGCCTGGAATCAACCAGGGTCTTCCCTACCGAAAGACGAAGTCCCACCGACCCGACGAAAGCCGCCCACCGATCATACTCCCCCCTGGTGCAACGGAACAGAATATCGTCGCCATTAATCTTGACCGGCACGGTCTTCGAAAAGACCCACCGGAAGGCACAATAATTCTGAAGACAGAGCATGGGGAAACTCAACAAGTTCCCCATGAGCTGGCCGACCTCCTGGTCAAAACCCATCGCCACGTCCGGATAATGGATCCTGGCCCGAAGGGAAGCAATTGCTTGCTCCCCCAAGGACGCAGGAACCCACCGAGCGTTTTGAAGGGCGACCCGGAGAATCGCCTCCGTCACCTCCAGGGGGAGGTAGTCAGTGGCGGCTTCATAATCGCCAGACACGAACACCTCCCCTTCCCGCGGCGTGAAATCCCGCAACTTACACGGCTTGGCTTCGCCCCGAAGGAGCCAATCGAACCGGGAAAGTCGGTTATAAAGAGCCTTATGCAGAGGATGAAGAATCCTCTGAGAGGCGGGACCGATCGTGACCATTCGATCCTTGCCGTTCTCCGTCACGACATGGAAGTTGACATCCCTAGGGATAGTCCACTCCCAGTCTTCACGGAGACAACGGCTCACGAAACTGGCCCGATCAGGCCGAAGGGAGCGAGCTCCCCCCACACTCTTTTTGGCCTCCGTGCACGCCGACACGGAGGGCGTTGAGCCCCAGACCAGGTCCGGATACTGGCCATCCCATCCAGGAGGGAAGCACTCACGTGCAATCCTCCGACAATGGGCCAAATAGCCAGCCGGTAGGTCCGGCTTCTGGGGATCCGTACAGAGTCGACCTCTGTGAGAACGGATCAACGCGTCCATGTCCCCCCCGGAGGGGAGAC